TTGGAGGGGATCAAGCGGGTCGAGCTGATGATCTGTTACGGCGGGCCTACCGTCTGGGTCGAGTGGGACGGGCGCTACGGCGAGCATGGGCAGGCGCATTTTAACCATTCGTGGGGCGGGGACTATCGGCACCAATTAGAGGGCGGCGAGCGGGGGCCCGGCGAGGCCTGTACGGACTGCACAAAGGTTGAAACGCGCGGGGAACTCGTGGAACAGCTCCTAGAGGTTATGGGGGTGCTGGCGTGAGCGGGGTGTATAGCATCGTCCGTATGTATCAGGACAGCGAGATACCGTCCGAAATCATCAAGGAAGGGCTAACCCTTGAGGAAGCTCAAGCCCACTGCCGGGATAAAGAGACCAGTTCCACAACCTGCACCAGCAAGGCGGGCAAGGCGCGGACGCGCCGCTGGGGGCCTTGGTTCGATGGTTATCAGGGGGAGACAGCATGACCTTTATCCCGGAGCCCCACTGGCCTGATGGGTCCGACGATAGGAGCGCGGCCCCAGAGGGGGACGAGTCGGTCCACTACTGGAACGACAGAACCCGACGCGGGGCGTACTATCGGCCGCGTGTAGATAATCCCGCCCATGGCCCCGGCCCCGGCTGCCATTGGTGCCGGGTGGAACTGTGGGGGCAGAATAAATGGCAAGTCCATTTCAACTGGGGGCGGCCGGGCGGGGTTACCAGGCGCGTGTTCGCTTGCGCCAGCTGCGCTGAGGCTTATGCGTGGGGGCGGCTTCACGGCTAGGCGCCCCCTGTCGAGCTGTGGCGGCTCCTAGGCCCGCGTTGGGCGGGGGCTTGGGCGCTGCCACTATCTAGGCCCCTGGGCGCTGTGACGGCGTCTGGGGGCCTTCTTCGTGGCTAATAGTGGCGCTCGCCCCTAATGGGCGCCCGCTGTGGTACGCTGGCGGCATGATAGAGCCCTCGGTGCATGTCCTGGACGAGCTGCGCGGACACTCTGAGCCGCTGCGCCTGGCGGGCATGGCTGCGGACTATGTGCGCGTTCACCTGGACGATCCCAGCCTCGAGGGCCTAGAGGATGATCGGATTGCAGAGGCCCCGCTAGGCTTATCCTCTGCGCTCTTATCCGCTGCCGGTGAGCGCCTTAACGCCCGGTCCCGCCTTATCTCTGCCGCGTTCCGTTATTCTGAGTCCGCGGACGAGCTGGGGTGGCGTGTGGCCGGTGGTGGCCCTGGCGCTCATCCGGCTGGCCATGTCGCTATCATGGCTCTGGGCGAGCCGGACGCCCGGTCCCGCCCTAACAGGGACAGCGTGGCATTGTGGCGCCACACTCCCTCCGGTGCCGTAGGCGGTGACACAGCTCCTCTCGAGGATCGCTTCAGGTCTGAGGCCTGGGCCATGCAGGGCCTGGTCCCGCTCTTAAGTGAGCGCCTGGTTATCGTACCCACAGCTGCGTATCTATCCCTGTGGCCTATGTCGCTGCCAGGCGGTAGCCGTCTTATCTGGGTTGCTTATGTCGACATACACTCCGCCTAGGCCTGGCCCGGTCACGCCCTTATGTGGGGGGGCAGAGCTCGAGGTGCGTGAGCTCCTGGTCGACGTCGATGTGATCGGCGTGCCGGCTGCACAGCCACGGCCCAGGGCCTGTGTCGTCGCTGGCCGTGCGAGGATGTACGACCCAGGGACGGCCGCGGCCTGGCGACAGCTCGTCCGCCAGGCGCTGGCCTCGCATGCGACGCGAGACAGAGAGGAGGCAGCGGTGGCGGTGGACCTCGCCGTACGGATCCCCCGCGCGAAGGCCCATTACAGCACAAAACCGCTTTCCCTACGCCCCAGTGCCCCCTCTGCCCATATAATTAAGCCCGACATAGATAACCTAGCTAAAGCGATCCTCGACGAGACCGGCGTTATAATTAAAGACGACAAACAAATAGTTGCACTCACCGTGACTAAGCGTTACATCGAACCAGGTGAAAAGGGTGGTGCCCGCATCAGAATATGGACTCAGCCACAGCTATGAGTGACACCGACGAGCTTGAGGAGCGCGATAAGCCGAACTGGGACGCCTTCTCCCTTCGTCAGCGTAAGGCCTTGGCCGCTATGTCTGCGGGGCAGTCTGTTACAGCTGCTGCTGACACGGCTGCGATTAACCGCTGGACCATTTACCGGTGGCGCAAGGAGAGCGAGGAGTTTGGGGAGGCTATGTCCCGAGCCCAGGAGGAGGGCATTGACCGTTTGGAGGACCACGCGAGGCAGAGGGCCATGGATGCCGAGCGTCCTAGTGACGCGCTGACCATGTTTTTGCTTAAGGCCCACCGTCCGGTTAAGTTCCGAGAGCGAGTGGACTTATCTCACTCAGGCGGGATCGAGACAGTGAAGCGTGTGATTATGGTGTCGCCGGAGGAGGCCGCTGAGGATGGTGAAGACCAGTCCTAATACGCGACCTTCTGTTCTCTGGGCTTCACAAACGAGCCAAGATGGTGTACAGAACTTATGGCCGCTTGACGGAGCGGCCCGACATATACCTGGTGGATCGTGCCCCTGTGGACCCGTATTAGACGCGGGCCAGGCCGAGCCCATCTGGATCCACAAGACCGAGCTCCAACGGCTCATCGTCCCTAACTACCTGCCGGAACAAACCTAATGGCAAACTACGTTTTTAACATCGCAAAGAAACTCATGGCCTCTGGCGACATCCGGTTGGACGACCCCGGCGTGGATCTCTCCACGGTCGCAAACGGAGCTGACACCAGCCACTCCAACACTGCCACAGCTACCGGCGAATATCGCGTACTGCTGATTGGAACCGGGAACACTCTCTTTAGAGCCGAAGAGGAGAATGAAGTTGGTGGCACAACGAAACTGGCGATTGACCTCGCGGACCTAACAGAGGTCGAAGACCTTAAAGAGCTCAACGGGCTTGCGGGCTACACTGACCTCGCCTCAGGAGGCAGCGAAACTGACGGGGTCCTAGAGGGGTTATCTGTCGAGTCGATTGTCGCGGCCTCTGGAACGTCCTATACGAAGTGGGACGCAACGGACACGGTGTTCAACAACATCGCCACTGGCGGCGCAGTCCACGGCCTACTGATTATCTGGTCTAAGCTCACCCCAACCAGCGCGGGAACACCTGGGGAGCAACCCGGTAATGCCTCGTCGCAGATTCCCCTGGTGTGGATTGACCTCAGCGGTAGCCCGATCAGCACCAACGGCGGCGACATTGAGATCGTGTGGGCGTCTGACGGCATCCTGCGACTTAATGCCTAGTGCTTTGTCGGGTTGTCTCGTTTGATGTCGACCCGGACGGCCTAAACCCGTTTGCAAGGTACGTTGACGTCGTCACCGACGTTAACGGCAACGCCTTGCCGCGCCGGCCGATTCGGGCGGCCATCGCCGTTGCGGCGGCTGTCGATCACGACGTAGATCCAGGGGCCAGTCCTACCGGGCTAGGCACCGATGGTGCGGTGTGGAGCGTAGGGTTTATTGCGGACGGCGACGACGTATCCGCCTTAAGTGGTACTAACCCAAACTCAGCGGACGTAAACAGGTTTTGCGTTACGGGTCTCTCTCGAGACGAGGGGCACGACGCCACAGGGGACACCAAAGCCAGGCGGAATCAAATACAGGGGGTGGAGGTGTACCTCCACAACCCAGACGACGAGCAATGGGACGGAGGGGGCTCCAGTCTCCTAGAGGGGTACGCCTTTACTTGTAGTGCGGAGTTAAACCCCGTTGGTTCGGCCTTTGGAACAGCCACTGGCCGCCTGCGGGTCCACTACAAGGGAGGTATAAGCGACGGGTCAGGCGGGACTCGTCCGGTGCGCGTTACATACCACCTGTTTTACGGCGACTCCTACGTCGGCACCGACCCAACGGACCCCACTACCGAACACGACATAAAGGCGGTCGCCGGTGTGACGACTACAGGGTCGGGAACCAAATTCGTCCCGACATCTAATGCGTGGGCTCAATCCGAAGACCTGTTTAACCCTACCCATGTGTTTGTGGTGTCGGCCAATGGCTCTGGTGGTGCCGTGGGCTGGGCGCCAGCGTGGGTTGCGTCTGGCACAGGGGAGGCTGAGCGAGCCTCTGGCAACCCTTTTAGCGATGCTGTTTACGGCAGCTGGCAGATCGACGCCATGCTAAGCATCGGTATATCGCAAAACGACATCGACGGCGAGGCGGTAAACAGGTCGCATACCTGGGCTGACGCAGGCGACGAGGGCACGACCAAAACCAGCGCTCACATGAGCGAGACGTATGCGCTGTTTAGCGAGATCAGCTCGTCGGCCGCGCTCACAGGCGCTGCTAAAATCGAATGTGTCCAGAACGGGTTTAATGTCGTTCAGGACGGGACCGGCGACGAGGACTACGACTTTCTGTACCTGGCGCTCGATCTAGGTGAGTTCGGCTCCTCGTTCCTGTGGACGTACTCTACAGAGTCCGGCACCGGCGATACCGAGCTCAAGATTCCGGTTCCAGCCGTAGGCTCCGATCCGGGGTGGCTCGTTCACCCCTCAGCGATCATCGCCCTGCAAGGCCAGACTACCTACGGGCAAATTGGAGGGTCACAGACAGCTGCGACCTCAGCAACGATGGGTCTTGGCCTGGGGGCCAACAACGAGCAAACGTGGACGCGGCGCTTGTTTTTAACGGACGGGGGCAAGCTATACGGCTATGCCGGTTCCGCCCATCAAGACGAGGGCGAGCCGGGCGTTGACGGGCCGTTTGCCAGCTACGAGTGGTCAAAGGGAGATTTCGTTCAGATTCTCGGCGCGGTAAACAGCTCGGACGAGGCGGAGGTCAACTCGTACCTGGGGAAGTGGTTTATTGACTCGAAGGCGAACGATGAGGAGATATATCTGGTTGATGCGGCCGGTAGTCCACCAGATGACCCATCCGGCATCCTCCCGTTAGTGGTCTCGGTTTTCCAGAAAGGCCTGGAGCTCGCCAAGGGCCAGCGTTCTATCGGGTGGCAGTCGGAGGACAACCAGTCAACGGCCGACACTCAGGCGTCCGTCTATGACGAGCTCGGCTACCTGCTTAAAAAGCATGGCACCCCGACCTATGACACTAACACTGTTACCCGGTTTGAATGGGCGCCACACGATTCGGCCGGGAGCGTTCCGCATACCTGGGACGCCAACCTCTACTATCACTCGAGCAAGCTCAATGCTCGCCAGTGGCCAATGCTCGCGTTCCAGATGGAACGTCAGCGGATACCCGTTACGTCAACGTCAAGCTCGGTCGAGTCGGTTACGCCTGGCGCGATATACCAATATCCTGAGCAAAAGGTCTATATAGGCCGGTCGGTCAATGTTGGCGTAGAGCACGGGTATAAGGGCGAGTCGGCCCATCTAAACAGACAGAAGGTCACGCCAAACCCCGTTTCGTTCTGGGTTAGCGTCAAAACCAAACCAGAGTCCCGCTACTACATTGAGCTGCCGGCCGCTGTCACAACCAGGGTCGCCCCGTCTCTTGTAGAGACCAGGTATCACATCGAGCTCGAGGCCGCTGTTCCTATTGGGGTAACACAGCCAAACGTCGGGTTCACCATAGGCCTGACGCTGCAAAAGCTAATCCTCGCCTCTGACCGGACGGGATTCCAGGTCGTCGCTCCAGACGTATCTAAAGTCACTCTGCTGCACCAGTGGATCTATGCAAGCCGGGGCGTACAAACATTCGTCGAGGCCAACGATGCCGTTAAAGCCGGGACTACAAGGCAGTTTATAAGCCAGGATCACGCTGTCCCGGTCGCTACGGCTGGAGTTACCTGTGTGGTTCCGAACTACGGGCCGATCCGACTAACAGAACTGCCGGAGATCACGGTAACGGCCATAACTCCAGAGAGCCGTTATCAGCTGCTGCCGCCCGCTGTGGCGGTGCCGATGATCGCGGTGGATAATAGAGCTACGGCCACCGAGCAGTACGCGAACCCGGCCGCGGTGCCGATCTCATGCGAGGCTGTCCCGCCATTTGAGATCCTGCTGAAAAAGCAGACCATAACCGCCACGGTGGCGACTGCCGGGTCGGTTGCTATAACGCCCGCGATAACCAGGACCAAGCAGACGGAGGTTGTAGCGGCCGCAACGTCTAGGGCGTTATCGTTGACGCCGGCCACTATCACGGCCACCAAGACGACATTTACCGCGGCCGCGGTTGTTTCTAGGACTCTCGCGCCCAGCGTTACCAGTAACATCTTCGCGTACCAGAGCAAGACGGTGACGGCCGCAACGCTCCCGGTTTTTGCCAACAATGTAGACGCCGAGACAACAAGCCGGACGCTGTATATCGTAGCGGCGGCCTCGCAAGTGTCCGCGCCGCCGGCAGCGGTAGCCGACACGCTGCAAACGCTTAGCCCCACTGCGGTAGAGTCCCGAACGCTGCCTGGCGTGCCAGTGGCAGAACTAAGGCCGGTGCTAACCGCCTTGCCGGCAGCCGTGGTGTCTGCTGTATTGCCCGGCTCCCCGGTAGTCTCAGACACAGGCCAGGCGATTGCTCCAGTGGCTTGCGCGATCCGCGTGCTACCCGGATACGCCTCCGCTAGTAGAACCGGCCAAAAGATCCACCCCGTCGCTGCCGGAGTTGCCGTTCTCCCTGGAGCTCCTGTTGTCACGCACCTCGATATAGGCCGCCCATCGGTCGACGCGGTAAATGCTGCGGTGCTTCCGGGCGAGCCGGCGGTAAACCTTGTAACCGTAACCCAGAGGTCGGTGAGCTCGGTTGAGTCCAGAGTGCTCACCAGCGATCCAACGGCGAGAGCAAACCGGCAAAAGACATACCCGCTTGTCGTTGCCGTCCCGACGCTCTCCACAAGTCCCGCAGTTAACCGCGTAATTGTCCAAACCATCACGGTTGCGGCCGCCGTCGCGTCCCCCGTCTTGGGCCTGGCGCCGCAAAGAGTGGAGGCAACAAAACAGACCAGCGAAGTGACCTCGGTGTCAGTCGCGGTGCTTGGCCCAATACCGGCAACGGACATACGCGAGTATCAGCAGGTATCCGCTACTACTGCAACTGCCCGAGTCATGCCGGCCAGTTCGCTTGTAGCACGGTTGACAAAAGAGACTAGGGAGCCGACCTCAACGTCTGTCGCGGTGCTACCTGGCGCCGGCGACGTAGAGGTGCGCCTCCTACAGCAAGATGTCTCAGTAACCTCTACGGCCATTGGCGTAACTGGCAACCATGCCTACATCCTGCGCGGCACGCTCGCGGTCGTAACACCAACTTTGTCTGGTGTCGCTGCACCGTCGCCGGTTATCAGAACAACCAAGCAGACGGTAAGCGTTACAGGCGCTGCCTTCAGCTTGAGCTCCGGCGAGCAACAAGCCCGCCTGGTAGGTGCGCCTCAAAGCACAACGGTAACGGCCGCCAGATCCCGCGTCTTAGGTCTGGCACCGCAAAAAGTTACACGCCTCCATCAAGTCGTTGAGGTTATTGCCGCTGCACCTACTCGCCTCTTAGGTCAGTCGCCACAAAGAGTTACGCACCTCCACCAGACCGTCGAGGTAGTGCGTGCGGTGGCCTTCCTGGTTCAGTCCAGCGCGATAGGCATTGGCACCCTTCTAAACCAGTCTATTGCCGCCGTGGTGGCCGGCGTCACGGTACGGCCAACGTCTCCGGTCGTTAAGGCTGACAGGCAGACTTTCACCGCCGTTGCCGTAATTATCGCCGTGCGAGCTGGCGCGGCAGCGCAGTCCCGCAAACAGACCCAAACTGTTACGGCCGTATCGGCCATCGTTCGCGCCGGAAGCCCGACCGTAAAAGACTCAAAGCAGACAACGGTTGTTTCCGGCGCTCAGTCCCGCGTCGTGCCGGGAGACGCCTCTATTGTCGACAGGGAGCAGGAGGTCTCGGTCGCGGCGGTCGCGTCGAGAGTGTTGCCTGGCGATGCTTCAATAAGGCAGCTGGAGCAAACGCTCTACGCCACCGTCGCGGGAACACGGGTCTTTGCCCAGGCCCCTTCATTCCGTGGCTTTAGACAGACCAGGGTAGTCACCTCTGCCCAGTTCCGGTGCATCGGCCTTAGCACAGCAACGGTTACGCTGTTAACCCAAACGGTAGAGGTCAGCTCGGCGGCGTCTAGGACGCTGGCGGTGGCACCGCAGAGTGTGCATAGGCGCTTGACCGTGTTCGCAACGTCCGCAAGGACAAATGTTGAGCCAGTCCAGGCGACCCTCACCACCTCTAAGAGGTCATACACGGTATCGGCCGGCTCGTCTCGAGTCCTGGCGCCGGCCACGACAGTTAAAGGCTTAACGAGCGTAATAACGCCTCTGTCGGCGCAAGTTTTAACGGCGGCACGGAACGCGGAGGTTTTATTCACCCAGGTAGACGACTCCGGCCTAAACCGCGCCGTGCCTTTAAGCGTTGTCGCCCCACAACTAAAATTTAAGTCGCACCAGGCACCCCTACAGTCGATGACGGCCGCCCCGTTAGCGGCGGACGCCCTCCAGGTGGCTGCCTCTATGTCAGTGGAGTCTGGCGCTATAGCGGCCTCATTTGTTACAAACCATGCGGCCGGACGAGCTCGGGTGTATCCCACAGCAGCTCACTGGATCTGCACAGCCCTCTCAACCTCGAGACAAGTATGAACTCAGCCGCGACCTTAACTATCTACGAAGGACAGGACGTATGGACCGTGGCAAGAGTAACCCTGCCCACAGGGGCCGCATTAAAGCAGGCCGATGTGCCGGCAGACGCCACCGACCCCGTAGAGGCCCACGTTTATCTTATTACAGACGGAGCCGCCACACTTAAGACCAAGTATAAGTATAGCGCCACGGCGGGATGGACGGCGGACACCACTTTAGGCGCCCATGCTGCTCCTGGCTCAGGGGGGTGCTTGTCTGACACGCTACTCACGGATGGATACTGGTCGGGCGACGCTACGGGATACAACTTCCGTCACCAGATCCCTGGCTCAAACTTTGACGCCGGCGGGGGCCGCTATCGCATCGAATACTCTATTACGACGAGCAGCTACGGCACTATGTTTGTCGTAACCGAGGTGGCCTCAAGAGCCTTGTCTCACAGCTAATGTCTAAAGAGGTCGAGTACAAGGACTATGTCCCTTCTGGAGCTGCTTACGAGCTGTTCACCCAGGCCATCCACGAGAGGGATCCCGAGATCCTTATTGAAGGGCCGGCTGGCACCGGAAAAACAAGAGCTGTCCTTGAGTACGTCAACTGGCTCTGCGAGAGCTATCCTGGAATCCGTATTCTCGTGTTCCGCAAGACGCGGACCTCGATGAACGAGTCCGTGCTTGTCACCTGGGAGGAGAAAGTGCTCTGGGACGGCCACCCGGCCAAGGTCGGGGACGCGCACCGGAACAACAGGCAGCACTACCACTACCCCAACGGTAGCCACGTTGTTATCGGGGGCATGGACAACTCAGACAGGATCATGTCCACGGAGTACGATGTGGCGGCCTGTTTTGAGGCCACCGAAATCAGCCTAGAGGACTGGGAGAAGGTGCAGAGCCGGCTCCGTAACAACATCTTGGACTGGCAGCAGGGGATTTGCGACTGCAACCCAGGGTCCCAATATCACTGGCTCAACCAGCGGGCCAACCAGGGCAAGATGCGCCGGCTCCTGTCGCGCCATGAGGACAACCCTACGGTCACTGAGGCCTACTTGAACACTCTTCGCAATTTGACCGGCGCACGCTACGAACGGCTGTTCAAGGGCCGCTGGGTGTCTGAGGAGGGCCTTGTGTATGACGGGTGGGATCCCGCCACGCATATCATGGAGCCGGAGGACGTCCCCGAGCTCAAGTGGCACTTCGGAGCGGTGGACTGGGGCTTTCGAGCTCCAGGCGTCTTCCAGGTCTGGGGCGTGGACAACAACGGTGCGATGTACCGCGTAGCGGAGATATACAGAACCCAAAAGCAGATTGACTGGTGGGCTGAGGCTATCTGGCGTCTGCATAACGAGTACAACCTGTCTGCGATAACGTGCGACCCAGCTGAGCCTCGCTCCATAGATATGCTGAATCAGCGCATGGGTGATCCAAGGGGCAGGGATATGCCCTCGTTGGCCAGAAAGGCCGACAACGACATCATGGCCGGCACCGACCAGGTGAGGTGGGCGATGGACCCCGGCGGAGACGAGCCGCCCCTTCTGTATCTAGTAAAGGGTGCGCTAAGAGAGGGCCGTGACCCGGCCCTGGCGGAGTCCTTTGCGCCTTGCTGCACGGAGGAAGAGGTTACGGGCTACGTTTGGCTGAAACAGGACGATGGCAAGCCCATCAAAGAGAAGCCCGACCCGGCCTGCCCCGATCACGGCCTAGACGCTATGCGCTATGCCGCCATGTTCGCCTGGAGAAAAGACTTAGTTGCACCCAGCAACGGGCCGGCCTTCCCCCATGGAAGCCTCGGGCAAGTCCTTAAACATAACGAGGTTTTTTAATGACGATCAAAAAGAAACGCGGTGGGTACTCAGTTAAATACGGCGGAAAAACACGCCAGGTTAAAACCAAGACAGCGGCTGTAAAAACGCGCAAGAGCATGAAGGCTAAGCCCAAATGATTGACGTTAACCCCAAGCACCTCCTGGAGGAGCTCCAGGCCGCTGAGCAATACCGCGACTCCCACATCGACGGTATGGCCGAGCAGGTCGAGCGCTTTCATGGTCCGTTCTACAACGACAGCTCTGGAGAGTTCTCCCCGGAAAACCACTACTACGAGTATTTGAGCCTCATGGTGCCGCGCCTGGTGTTTGACAACCCCAGGGTAACGGTAAGTAGCCGGCGCTCAGGCACTCAGGGCGATGTGGCCACGGCCATCCGGCACGGCCTAAACCGGTGGACAAGAGACAACCGGCTTAGAGAGCTCTTGTCCAGGATCGCCACGGACACCCTGTTTACCTTTGGAGTTGTGATGACGGCCCAAACAGAGCGGGATCACGTTACTTCGACCAAAAACGTAGAGGGCTCTTCCAAATCAGTGTGGCCTAGCTGTGACCGTATCCCCCAAAACAGGTTCTTTATCGACCCAGCGGCCTCTGCGGTGACTGAGGCGAGGTTTATGGGGCATAAGTGGGTCAGGGACAAGGAAGACCTGTTAGAGATGGCGAAGGACGACCCCGATGCCGGCTGGAATGCAGCAGTCATTGAAGAGTTGGCCGCCACAGCTGCCCACGACGACCTCATGGATCGACCGGACGACGTCCCGGACAGGGCTGAGATTGTGGCCTACGAGATTTGGGTCCCGGAAATCGAGCTCGACGAGAGCCCCGGCGCCAAAGAGGGCTTCCACGGCACGATTTACACCCTAGGCCTGGCTGAAAACTCAGATGGGCAAAAGGCGGACTATATTCGGGAGCCGAGACCATACTACGGGCCTCGGTGGGGCCCCTATACGTTCTTCGGTATCTACACGGTGCCTAACCGGGTGTTCCCCTTGTCCCCGCTTTCGGCCGTAGAGGGCCAAATTCAGGACCTCAACGCGCAGGCCTTGGCCTCTACTACCGCAGCAGGCCAGTACAAGAAGCTCGTTCTTGTCGACAGCGGCGATCCGACGCTCGCCCAGCGCCTCAGAGACTCCCCGGACAGCTATGTGCTGCCCGTTAACGGCCTAGACCGGGCAAAGTTCGTAAATGCGGAGGTTGGCGGCACAACCAACCAGCAGCTCGAGTATCTCCAGATAGCCAGAGACCGACTGGACCGGAATTCAGGCGTCCAGGACGCCCAGAGGGGCTCTGTGACCGGCGAAGGCACGGCTACAGAGGTCCAGGTGGCCGCAGAGGCCTCTTCTTTGCGGGTCAACTACATTAAGCAGCAGTTCCAGGACGGGGTCCTGCGTATGTTAAAGACCGTGGCCTGGTTCTTGTACCATGACGACCGCGTGGAGTTCCCTTTGGGGGAAGAGGCCGCTAATGAGCTCGGGATGGTCGACCCGTGGCTTAAAGGAGGCGATCACGACCCGGAAAGCGGCGCTACCTATGACGACCTTGAGCTCGAGATCGAGGCATACTCTATGGAGCGCACCAACGAGGGCCTTTTCCAGAAGCGGGCCATGGAAGCGTTCCAGCTCGTGACGTCGACAGCGCAGATAATCCCCCAGGCCCCGTGGATTAAGTGGCCAAAGGTGTTTGAGATGCTTGGGGACGCCCTTAACTTCCCGCGCCTGGCGGATATGGTCGATATGCGTGTTGCAGCCCAAGCTGCCCAGGCCACCTGGGGAGAAGACCAAGGCGAAGAGGCGCGTATGGGTAAGCACGTTGGCCAGGCCGGCAACACCACCGCTAAGCGGCCGACGCCTGGAGCTACGCCGCAGGCTAGAGCTCCGCAGCCGGGGCCCCCTCAGCCGGCGCCGGGAGGCGCTGGGCCCCCTGATCCCGCATCGCTAGGAATTTAGAGAAAAAACGCGCAGAAGACGCCCCAGGAGGACATAAGTAGATATGCCGCTTTATACGTTCACATCAGACGACGGAAGTACCGTAGATAAGTTTTACCCTATGGCCGATGCCCCGTCGTTTGGCACAAGGATCGTGGAGGACGGGGTTGAATACCGCCGGCGACCCCTGCCGGTAAGGATGACCGTTCAGAAAACCTGCGTGGTGGCCTCTTCGCTCCCCAGATGGGATAAAAGGGCCAAACGCCACACAGAAGATGGCAAACCGGCCTTTGAAACCAAGCGAGAGATCAAAGAGTATGAGGCCCGATCAGAAAATGATTGGACCTGGGACTAATTAAGCTGTATCGAAACATAGAGGAGGACCCTTTAATGGACCAAGTAGCAGACAACCCGATCACCGAGATGGCAGAGGCCGAGGCGCCCGAGGCCTCCCTGGTGGAGCCGGAGTCTTCGGCAGACGACGACCTCTTGGCGCGACTTGACGCGGCCGAGGACGATATCGGCGTCATGCTTGAAGACGCAGCGGGGGATGACCCCGTAGGGGACGGGGTAGAGGACCCTGAGCCCAAGGAAGACGACTCTTCTGACCAGGAAGAGGATAGGGAGCAACCCGAGCCCATTGACGGCGATGAGATGGAGAAAGCCCTCTCAGCGCTTCGCAGGGACGGACTCCCGGCCGATGTTATCGAGAAGATGACAAACCAAGAGGTTATTGACCTTGGCGTTAAACGCGCCAAGGTCCAGGCCGACACTGATAATGCCTACCGCGAGCTCCGCGAATTGCAGGAGTCTAGCAAGCAAAACGACGCCGTTAAGAGCGACCAGGACTCGGAGGCCGCAGAGCCCACCGAGCAACCCGTACTCGCCAACCTTGACGAGGCTGTCAAGCCGTTTGCAGACTTGTTTGGCGATGATGGAGCTGAGGCATTGAAAGCCATCCAGCAGGCGGCGATAGCCCCCCTTATGGGGCAGATCCGGGGTATCACAAATGCCCTAGGAGAATACGCCGCTAAGGATGCACGCCGAGAGCTGGCGGATCAGTTTCCGCAGCTTTCAGATGACCAGGCCTATGGCCAGGTCGAGGAGCGAATGGGCAAGCTGATTAAGAGCGGTTCTTACTCTAGCCCCCGTGAGCTCATGGCCGACGCAGCGCGTTTAACTTTTGCTGATGACCAGCGAGACGCGGCTAAGGCCTACCGTGACAAAACCAGCAAGATGCGCTCTAACGGGCAAATGTCTAGCACCTCAAAGCAGCCGGCCCCGGCCTCAATGTCCTACGAGGACAGAGAGGATATGGTGTTAGAGTTACTTGAGGGCGGCGGAAGCCGTGCCGATGCCAGGCGAGCGTTTGACGGCTCAAACCAATAGGACCTAAATAATGGGCTCTGCACTCCAAGTCTTTAATGACTTTATGACAACGACGGACTCCGCGATCCTCACGGATTCGAGCTCCATCGTTAACGAGGCGGTAAAGCACAATTACCTCCTCCGCCGCTTTATGCGCGGCAAAGGCCCCCAGGAGATTCTCCAGGGCGGCAAATCCATCAAGGACACGATCCTCTTCGACGAGGAATCGACGTTCCAGTATTACCAGCCGAACGAGACGTTCACCTGGCAGAACCCGCAAGTTCTGACTGAGTGGGAAATTGCATGGCGGTTCTGTGTGGACCATGCTTCCTGGACGGATCAGGAGCTTTCATTGAACACCGGCGGCGGTATGAGCAAGAACGCTCGTCACCGCGCCTACAAGGATCTCAAGCGCTCTAAGATGCAGCGCCTCTGGACCTCTATCCTTAACGGGATGGAGGACGCCTTGTTCGCGGTGCCGAACGGTGCTGAGATGGAAGTGAACAGCGGCACAAGGCCGTATTCCATCCCGTCGTTCATCACGGAAGCCTCTGACGGCCTCCCGGCCGGCACAGGCGCAACGTCTTGGAGTGGGTCTACGACCATCCAGAACATCAGCCCGACGACCTACGCCAAGTGGGACAACCAGAGGTCAACTTACGCAGCTGCGGCTAACATCTTCGACGCCTTCGACGAGATGTACCTCAAGACCAAGTTTGACGCTCCCCCGACTCGTAAAGAGTATTTCGAGAGCGACAGCCTGTACCGCCAGTTCATCGCGTGCTCACGCGACGGTATTAACAAGTATCAGGTGCAGCTCCGCGAAACCGGCGACCGCTTCATCACTCAGTCCCGTCAGGACCCGGCTTTCCTTAAGCCGACTTATGGCGGCATCGAGCTCGAGTACGTCGCGGCCCTTGATACGGCAGCTGTGAACCTTTCTGGTGACGCTGCTGTTGCCGATGGCGACGCCTACGCGACCGAAGGTGCCGCTACCTGCGACGGAGCTCGCTACTGGTGGATCAACGCCAACTACCTGACGCCTGTGTTCCACAATCAGCGTTATCTGACCACTCACCCGGTCCAGACGCACCCGAACCAGCCGTTCACTCACGTTATGCCGGTCGATTGCTGGTACAACCTCGTTTGCCGAAGCCGTCAGCGCCAAGGCGTCGTTTCACCTGCTACCTGATCCTAAGACCAAGGACTAAAATCACATGGCAACTACATCTATTGCTGGACCCGGCGCTGGTTTCAAATACGCCAACACGGATTTCCAGATGATCTGCACCCCTGGGTGCTCTAAGGGCGACATCATGGCCATCGACGTCAGCCTTCTTAACACCCGCAACGGCGTTGAGATGGAGGTCTGGGACACTATGGTTGTTCCGGCCGCTGCTGGCGATACTGGCGAGTCTGTCGACACCTTGATTGCGGGCGTTGCGCTTGAGGACGTCGATGCTGGCGCCAAGGGCACGTTCCGCTTCCGGGGCATTGTTGATGTGCGCGGCGGAGCAACCGTCGCCATCGGCCAGGCCTTTGGCTGTGGCGAAGACAAGCACTCTGTTGCTGGTGCTGACACTCTCAAAACCATTGGTTTTGCGATCACAGCACACACAGACACAGCTGCGCCCTTGTATCGCAGCGTGTTTAACGGCATCGAAGGCTTCGAAGGCAAGTTCGGCTGATCCCAACTACTCTACGAGAGGGGTCAGGCGGTCGTTGACCAACCCGCGCCACCTGCACCATCTATCGGGTCCTGGCCCCTCTCGCTTCTTCCACGTTGGCGTTTCAGCCGCCTGGCTCTTCTAAAACGCCAACGAGCCCCCCGCTTGGCTACCGGTGCCCTCCTCCTGGTACGCGGAGTATGGGGGGCACCTACACTGACTGGACCTCGATATGATTAACTTCGGAAAAGCCTCAGCTCACATTCGGCACACTTTAGGCGGAGAGCTCTCTCCTGACCTCGACCTAGCCAGCATTATGAACGATGCCGGCAACTTTATGACGGCGGTATACCCCTGGAAGTGGCTCGAGGCTACGAGCTCCGCCATCACCTTGGCGGACGGGGCTCTCACAGACCTGGACTCGTCAGCCCCGAACTTTGTCGAGCTCATTGGGTATAGCCCGCGAGGCACGGATAGCCGTATCACATCGGGCGCCGTGGCCTTCCTTGTGAGCCCCCAGGAGCTCCAGGACCTCAGGCAGTCAACCCACACAATCCCGGCGACAACAAACTACTTTGCCGTGGTGTACGACTCGGCGGGTGGCTCCGGCCTTATTAGGCCGCAGCTCGACGCTGAGGTTGGCGCCACAGCTATCTCAGACTTGCGACTTCGCTACCGCAAGGGGTGGGCTGCTGTGTCCGACGACACGAGCACGTTTACCATGCCTAACTGGATGGAGCCTGTGTACATGCAGTGCCTCCGGGCCTTTGCCCGCGGTTATGAAGAGGAAGACGTCGCCTCTTTGAGTCAGCGCCTCCAGGACATTCGTAACGGCCCGCTCGTTGCCGCAGCTGTCGAGCGCGACCCGCGCATGACGACGTACAAGCGATTCAGAACTGGCCCCCAGCAAGAGTGGGGCGTACCCGGCACGCACAACGCAGGCACTCCGAGAGCGTAGGGGCATAGGCCATGTCTAGCGGCTCCGTTCCTTCTGGGTTCTCAAACTCGTTGGCTCATCAGCAGTCGGCGATGACGACGCATCGGGCAAAGCTCGCTCTCCGCCAGGCGGTCGGAGGCGAGCTCCCGCCCCACCTGGATATAGACGAGTTTTCGCTCATCAACGAGGCTGGTCATTTCATGACCACCATGCACCAGTGGAGCTGGCTCGAGGGCGGAGAAGTTCGGTTAGACCTCCGGGCTAACATCACTGTCACGGGTGTCACCACTAGCGTTACCACTGCTAATACGCTAAACGTCGTGTGTGGCGCCAGTCAGTTTACGGACTACACCTTCCTTGAGGGCGACCACCTGGAGATCACGGGGGGCGGCAACCTGAACAAGGGCTTCTACCGCATCTCTAAAATCGTAGATGACACTACTATCGCGCTAGAGGACAGCCCGCTCACGGACACATCCGCGGCCGGAACGTCTCTTACCGGCACGCTTCACGCTTCGGCCTGTGCCCTTCCCCTGGACTTTCGGGAGATCACAGGGCTCTACGCCGAAAGGGACACTAACAACCATGTGGAGCTGACCACGCTGCAAGACCTGATAGAGAAGCGATCTATAAACGCTACCTCTCCTGGGACGTACTACGCGGCAATCAGTCACTCCATGGACATTGGCAACGAAGAGGGGGAGGCTGGACCGCGGGCTCGGCTGGAGCTGTGGCCTACACCGTCAGCTAGTAGGGTGGGAGGCCTGGCCATGTTTTATCGGGCGGGCTGGCAGACCTCAACGTGGGACAACAACCTGCTTAGGATGCCAGGGTACTGCGAGACCCTGTATCTAGAGATACTGGGGGCCTACGGTCGCTCTAGGGCCCTGCACACTGATCTAAGCGCTGATCTGGCTCGCGTAATGGCTGGACCCATCTTTATCACAGCCATGGAAAGAGACACGACGACGCAACCGGACTATGGCCGCCTGCGTAACGGCGCAGCGGACAGCTTTGCGATTGGCGGAGGCCGGCACTGGATCAACGAGAACCAGGGAGCCCCAACCCCGCCTAAGCACCTTCGTTAATGGCTGATCGCGTTGACATCCCGTTCCCGTCTGGAGGTCTTAGCGATGCGCTGCCGTTTGGAGATCAGCAACCGGGCACAACGAGAGAGGCCAAGAACGTCAGGGCTGTAGACGCCGAGACCGGCCGCAACAGGGGCGGCCAACGCCCCGGCCTGTCAATGTTCTCAACGGACGCCGTAAACGCCGGCGACAAGGTCCAGGCGATTACGTCCCTCTCTGTCCATAACCCCCGCACCACATACTCACAGCGCCTAGTTACGGGCGGGACAAACCCGTTTGTAGTTAACGAGGGCGAGTGGAAGGCTACGACCAGAGACAAGGGGAATGTCAAGGCCATCGCCACCGACCGGCAATCTAACGTCTACGCATTAGACGACAGCGGCGTGCTGTACAAATACTCCAGCGACGGCGAGCTCATTGAAGAGCACCCCGTTGCATCGTGGACGCACCTTAACCTGGCGCCCTCTCTCGAGGTCGACGCGGTAGGTGGCGTCTATGTGGGTGGCGGCACAATCCCCGAGGGGGAGGCCGGCGACATTATCCGGCTCCACTACGAGCAGAAGACAGAGGAGTCTGGGTACTTCACCGAGACGTACCGTATCAGCCTTAACGCAACCCCGGTGGACTTCAAGGTCCAGGGCGACAGGCTCTATGTGCTCATGTCCCGCAAAGAGGACTCAACCTCAAACAAGAGTGCGGTGCGGTGCTATGCGTTCATATTTAGCGGGGCCCCGGCGCTCTTATGGGAAAAGCCTGTCCCGCACCCGAGCAATAACCTGGCGGTCAACTCCCGCGGACAGGTGTTTGTTACGGCTCAACCCAACTCCCTGCGAGGCGCCGGCGACAACGGGAACTTTAAGACAGTCTCTGTTAGCTGGGTCCCCAATCACCTGGCTAACGCGCACAAGCGCATACACTACTGGTTTGACGCTACGCGAGTCCTGGAGCCAAGCGGCGAGCTCCATCACCTCGACCACCCCATCCTTGTCGGCCGCGACCGGCGGCTTGACGACACCACGAGCTCAGAGACGGATCCCGCTTCGGGCTATTACAACTCATACGCCGGCCCGTTTACGCCGGGCGAGAACCAGTTTGGAACAGCTGGCCGGCACTTAACGGCCAGCCTGTCGGCCTTCCCCACGGGAACCATTGTCAGCCCGGAGAAGTACCCGCCAAGCCCTCGCTTTCAGGCTAACCAGTTTGGTCAGTCAGCTGCCGGCAACGCCAACGAGATGGGCGTCGGCGTCTTGTTTGAAAGGACCCAGTGGGCAATCACGGGAGCCCATTCAGATGACATACCAAACACCATGGCGCTTCCATTTAAGCACTCACTCTGGCGCACGGGCACAAACGACCCCTCACACTCTGGAACTCCAGACGCAACCACAAGCGCAACGATAGCGAACAACGGAGCCCTGTTACCCGGCTGGGACGGGGCCAGTTGGACCCTGTGTATGGTCGTCAAGTTTGAGCGCGACCCCCATGTAGGGGCGCTCTTTTACCACAACGTCGGTGGCGTTAAGATCGCCATTTGGGCCAATGCCAAGGGAGCTCCAGACCTGTCTAGCAACTTGCTTGACGCGACCGACAGCGACTTTGTCCAGGAGGGCGGCCTGCGTATCCACGTTGACACTGGAGAGCTGCACGCTAACGCCGGAACGGGCTCCGACTACTCTGGTAGCGCGGGCGGCTCTACTACGTCAACGCACTTTAGCTACGACAACAACGTAGACTGCGCCATAATCACCATCCACTTTGGGAATCCTGACGGTGGGCTGACCGGGAGTGCCAACGCCGGAGGTGTTAACCAAGTCCGCGTTAACGGCAAGGCGTGTTACGAGTTTAAGGCTGACGCCAACACTAACGGCTCCAGCGCCAGCTCCGACAACTACTCGATGTTCGGGACCACGATTAAAAACAACATCGGGTGGTATGAGAGCTCAAACAACGCCCACGAAAACCCGGACAAGCCGCCGTATTCGTTTGTGGGGGCGCTAGGCGAGGTCCTGGTTGTGTTGCCGAATACGACAAGCTCGCTGTTCGACACGCCAACGACTTGCCCCTGTGGAACGGACTTAACGGTTAACCCGACCCTTGGCACGCACGGCGTTGGCACCGTAGACCAGGTCGACAATACGAGTGGTGTCGCGGCCTCTACGGCAACTGAGGTGGAGCACCTAGAGGGTTACCTGGCCCACAAGTACGGGGTGTCCCATATCCTTCCGCATGGATACAGCGGCGCCGTAAGCGGGTACTACAAGAACCACCCTTTTGGGGATGCTACCGGCGGGCAGTATTTCCCCGGCCGCGGAACGGCCAGCACCTCCTCGCTGGTTACTAACCCGGCCACCAACTCACTGGCTAGCACCGGGGCGATCACCGCTAAGTACGACGGGAACACCGGAGCCTTTGTGTGGGCCGCGGCCACCTCTGGCATGGGCTATGGCATCGCGGTTGACCAGACTGGCGACGTATACACGGTGGGGACAGATCCAGCTGGGGAAGCCAACGGGGACCTCATCACGGCCATTGTCGCCCGTAAGATTATCGACAACGGCTCGACCTATAGCGTAGACACCAGCGACGGCGCCTGGGCTATGCAGGCCTACGAGGCCAACGAAGCTCCAGGGGGAGGCGACATCGTCGTCGACGGGGACAACTACAACGACCAGGTCACAGCCAATAAGTACACGCGGCTCCTAATAGACAGCCATGGGGACCTGTATTGGTGTAAGGCCTTGGCGGCCTCCTCTAAGGCCGCGCAGGTAGTCAAGATCATAGGCACTACATACACCCCGACCTCCGGCGGCAGCCCCGTAACGGCAAAGACCATTGCGTGGTATTTCAGCGTTCACCACTCCCAGGACTGCTTTAGCGTGGCACTGCCCAGCACCCAGCCTGGATATGGGTTCACGGACGTAATCGGCCCTGAAAGGATGTTCTTAGGCACTAGCAGCACCGTTAGCGAGGCTAACAACGTGCGCTCGGTAAGGCTCGTAAACGCGACTATCAACAACTCGGGCGACGAGTATAGCCCGCGCTCTACGACCCATCTCGCGGTTGCAGGCGGGAGCATTAGGACATTCACGCGGGACGGCTCTACTAACCAGGTGTATGTCGACGCAGCCCTTGATGCAGCCGGTAATGCCGACGCGCAGCTGAGCTCCACCAGCGACTACGTCCAGGCCGTCCCCCTGTTTGGAAAGGTCTACTTCTCTGACGGGCTTAACTACCGCGTGTACCACCCGCCGTTGACCGGCCAAACCGGAGTCAAGCAGCACGGGGAGGTTAAGGAGTGGAAGGCGGCCGTAGGCGAGATGCCGGTCAGGCCTAAGATCATGGTGGGCTGGCACGGCCGTATTGTGATGGCCCGAACAGCTGACGACGCCTTTGACTGGCAGATGAGCAAGATCGGGGACCCGTTTAACTGGGACTACTACCCCACGCAGATCACGCCCACGCAGGCCGTGACCGGGGCGAGCTCGAGGTTCGGCAAGTCGCCCGACATTATTAACGCTCTTATCCCGTACTCGGACGACCTCCTGATTGTGGGGGGGGATGCAACCATTATGAGGATGACCGGCGACCCGATGGCCGGTGGGCAGCTGGACCTAGTGTCGGACACAACGGGCATGGCCTACGGGCGCTCATGGTGCCGAGGGCCTGACGGCTCTGTGTTTTTCTTTGGGTCTCGTGGGGGCGTGTTTGCCCTTAGCCCAGCAGGGGCCATGGCGCGTATCTCAGGGGCCATCGACCGTAGGCTTATCGACGTCGACACGGCGGCTAACAAGGTAGAGCTGGTCTGGGACCATATCGAGAACGGGCTTCACGTCTTCCTGTTCTACTACGGATCTACCGTGGCCACCCGGACACATTACTTCTGGGATTCGTTAAACGCAGCTTGGTACGAGGACACATTTACTGGTAGCTCCGTTCAGCCAACCGCTGTGGCCACCCTGGACGGGGACACCGGCAACGACCGCGTCATGGTTGTAGGCGGCCCCACGGGCCTCCTGTACTTCTGGGACCGGGACGCAAAATCGGACAACGGCACCGCTATTGAAAGCGAGGTCCTGCTGGGGCCCCTTGCCCCTAACGACGCCACTAGCACGGTGCGCTGGACAAGGCTCGAGGCCCTTATGGCGGATAGCCAGGGCGGCGTCCGGTACGAGCTCATGGCCAACGACAACCCTGACACTATCGGGGACATTGTCGCCGCCGGCGAGCTCTCTGGCGGCCCAAACCCCATTAAGCCTGTAAGGGCAAAGGGCCGTGCCGTATGGCTGCGGCTGCGTAACCGCCAGGCGGGCGAGCGTTGGGCTATGGAAAGTATTGCCTTAACTGCGAGTACGGCGGGTCGGCGGAGGATCAGGTCTTGAGCTGGCAAGGCGGACAGTTTGGAGCCTCAGGCTTTAGCGAGTCTCTTGGCAAAGACCCCCGCGCCAGGCGCAACATGCAGATGTCACTCATGTCGCAGCTGCGCTATGGGCCAGGCCTTATGGTGGACAAAAACGGGGCAATCATCCCCGTGGACAAGGCCGGCGTCGACCAGGCAGGGGGCGGGCCTGACACGGGCGGGGTAGACCTAAGGTATCTGTTGCGAGGGGTGGATGCTCCGCCGACAGATACGGCCAACTATCAGAGGCCTGAGTCTGGCGGGTATCTAAGCGGATTTCAGTCTGATGCTGCCGGCGCCTACAACGCAACGGCTAGCAGCATCGACGTCTCAATGACCGAGCCGAAGCCCATAGCCATCGAAACACAGGTTTTTAAGAGTGACAGCACCCATACTGTCTTCGGAGGCGGTGCTGGTGGGGGCAACAGCACTTATGCCATAGCGGATATTTGGCCTGGGCTTAACGGCGGTATTAAGTTTTCAGACCATACCACCCCAAGGGCGTCAGACTCGGCCGGGACCACGATCCAGCTGATGAACGAAATGAGGTGGCTGGTGACGTTTCATATAACGATCAAAGTAAAGAAGGGCGCTGCTAACCAAGAGTATGCACACAGCGCAAGAAGCCGGTTTAAGTGGTTCACGCAGGACGCCAGTGGCAATACAGACCAGGAGTTGTGGTACAGAGAAGCCCTGAATTTTAGGTATGGATCCACAGGCGTACTTAATGAGTTTGGAGGACTCCAAGACACGCAGCACATGTCTGGGACTTTGCTAATAGACCTGTCCGCGGTTGACCATACCACGGCCATTGGGGCCTACACCAAGATTGGTCTGTACACAAACCGGCCTCCCGGCCAGGAGTCTCAAACCGGCAATATGCAGATCGTCGACGCAGAGGTGGTGGCCCAACCCGTAGGGGCCATTAACGACTCCGCATCTGTAGATGTGCAGGAATTCGCCAACCCCATCACCGGCGCGGCCGCAGCTCCTGTCGCAGCTCTTAAAACCGGCATCGTCACCGCCGAGACTAACGCCAACACGGTGATCGGGGCCGTGGGCGGCGGCCTAAGCACAGTTGACGACGTTACATCAGACCATATCTCAGCTTATAACAATGCCTTGGCAGCGTTACAGCAGGAGGTTATGCTCATTCGAGAGATCATCCAATCCCTCTCCGGAGGAGGCCCTAGCTAGGAAATAATTATGTGGGGAGCTCTGATCGGCGGCGCCTTTAGTCTCTTTGGCGCCAACAAACAACAGAAGCATAACGAGAAGATGGCCAACCAGGCCGCGTGGCAGAACCAGCAGACGGTTAACGCGATGCTGGGCGACATGGCCACCTCTCGGGACGAGATTAGCGCCGGGTATGGCGCTTATCGCGGTTTTGCGAAGGACTACGCCGAGTTTATGGAGGACGAGCCGTGGAGGATCGCCCAGGACGTCGAAGCGGCCCGCGCATCGTTTTTAGAGTACGGGGAGACGGCACAAAATCTGCTAACAGACGCGGCTGTAGAGAGGGAAGGCTTTGGCCGAGAGGCCCTTGGGCGTATCTCTAGCGCAGAGCAGTTGATTGCGCGAGACCAAGAGAAGGCGCGTCAGCTCCAGGCCGCCCAGGTGGCGGGTTCAGGGTTAACGGGCTCTGCGGCCGCAGCTCAAGCCCTGCAATTGCAGGGCAACCAGGCCGAGCAGCTCGAGAACGCGGCTTTATCGGCCGGCAGGGAAAGCGCAGGCATCACTGAGCGCATGGGCCAGGATATCCTTGGCATTAGGGGGCAGGAATCTGGGTTGGCTATGCAGATCGGCGGCGCCCTTGGAAGCATGGGGATGGCTGAGGCCGGTATGCTTCTCGGTGCCCGTACTGCTGGGGCGAACGCCCGCCTAGGCTATGGGCAGACGTTCCTTGACGAGAGGATGGCGAGGTCTGGGAGCTTTGAGCGGCAGGGCCAAATGCGTATGGGGGTGCAACACACATCTGCCGCGCCGGCCGCGAACTACGCGGAAACCTACGGCAGACTTGGTCAGGCTGTCGGCGGCATGGACTGGGGATCTATGTTTGGGGGTGGCAGTGGCGGCCAGCCGATCTACGGGGCTCAAGCACCGGGCATGACAAATC